AAGGCGTTCACCATCTCGGGGACCGCTGAACGGGTGAAGAAGGCGGGCCGCAAGTCCGAGATCGCCTATCAGACCGCCAAGCGCGGCAAGGAGATCAAGCGGGACCAGGAACTGTCGTTCACCGGCACCAACGTCGCCGTGGCCGGCAACTCCACCACGGCCCGCGTGACCGCCTCGCTCGATACCTGGCTGTTCACCAACGACACGAACGGCACGTCCGGCACCGCCTACACGATCACGAACGGCGTTCCGGTCACGGCCCGCACGGACGGCACCAACCGCGCTTGGTCGGAGTCGCTTCTCAAGGCCGCGCTGCTGCTCCAGTACAACGCGGGCGGCGAAGTCTCGATGCTGATGGTCTCCCCGGCCAAGAAGCAAGAGACCTCGGCGTTCGCCGGTATCGCGGAAATCCGCGCCGCCGTGAACGGCGCACAGCCGGCCACCATCATCGGGGCCGTGGACGTTTACGTCTCCGACTTCGGCAACCTGAACGTGGTTCCCAACCGCTTCATGCCGACCGATCTGGCGTACCTGATCGACCCGTCGCAGGCCAAGAAGCGCGTCCTGCGTCCGTACTTCGTGGAAGAGCTGGCCAAGACCGGCGACAGCCATAAATATCACATGATCGAGGAAGCAGGACTGGAAGTGAGCAATGAACAAGCTCACGCAGTTGTCCGCGATCTGGCCTGATAAGTAACACACTTAGTGTGTTGCGATAGTGTAGCTTAAACTGTAGGGTGTCTCTCGTCTGGAAACATGGCGAGAGACACCTTGCGGATTTGTTCTATTGAGGGGTGCGGTAAACCCCACGGCGCTCGCGGTTACTGCGGTATGCATGACGCGCGCATTCAACGTCATGGCGATCCTTTTGCCGGGCAGACACACGCAGACCCGCAAGTCCGGTTCTGGCGCTATGTCGAGAAGACGGATGGGTGCTGGATATTTCGCCAATACGGCGAGGCGAACTACGGGCGCTTCAAGCCGGGCGGTCGGGGCGTCAAAACCGTGCTGGCGCACCGATACAGTTATGAAATGCACCACGGCCCTATCCCGGATGGGATGGTCGTCATGCACTCTTGCGACAACCCGGCCTGCGTGAACCCCGCGCACTTGTCGGTCGGAACCTACAAAGAGAACACCGCGCAGATGGCCGAGAGGGGAAGGCATCCCCGTCCGGGCCGCAAGGGCGAGGCTAGTCCACAGGCCAAGCTAAGCGATGCCGCTGTTCGCCTGATCCGCCAGTCAACGGAGAGCCACGCGGCTCTCGCCCGCCAGCTTTGCTGCAAGCCTGAGACGGTTCGCAATGTCCGGCTGGGCAAGACTTGGACCCACATAACCTAGAGGCTCCAGCCTCTTAGGAGGCTGAATGTCTGAACGGCTCCTCGACTACGATCCCCTCACCGGGATCAGCCAACACATCGAGACCGACGAGATGACCGGCGTGTCCACCATTCGGACCTCGCAGGACATGACGGCGATCCTGGAACTCAACAAGCTCCAGCGGGCGCACTTTTCCTCGGGCCGCGACAAGTGGGGCGACGGGTTCGACCATCGCACCAAGATGGCCACGCTGCCCCTGACGATCTGGGAAGACCTGAAGAAGCGCGGGATTCTGCCCGATCCGACGCGGGGCACTCCGGGCGACAAGAAGGCGTTTTCGCGCTGGCTCGACGAAAACTGGATGTTCAAGACGCGCGAGGGGACGATCTAAATGGCCCTGACCTCCTACGCCACACTCAAGACCGCCGTGGCCGATTGGCTGAACAAGGTGGGTTTAAGCGGCGTGGATGCCAAGGCTGCCGAGTTCATCGCGCTGGCGGAAGCCCAGATGAACCGCGAGCTTGACACGCGGGAGATGACCGCGACGGCCACCTATACGATCTCCGGCGAGACGATGGCGCTGCCGTGCGACTTCGCGGGCGTCCGGTCCTTTCGGATCGAGGGAAGCCCGGCGCTGGCGCTGGAATATGCGCCCCCGGAAGCCTTTGACTCGGCCCTCGGGACCGGCAAGCCGACGCGCTACACGGTGACGGACGTTATCTCGTTCGATCCGGTGCCCGACTACAGCTATTCCGTCCGACTGCGCTACCGCAAGCGCATCCCGGCCCTGTCGGCCCAGTGCGCGACGAACTGGCTCCTGAAGCGGCACCCGGACGCCTACCTCTACGGCGCCCTGTCGCAGGCCCTGATCTATTTCCGCGACGATGAGCGCCAAGTGATCCGCAACGCCTATGCGGAGGCTGTCCAAGCCATCGAGCAGGACGACAAGCGCACGGCCTACCCCTCCACCCTGAACGCCAGAGCCGGGAGAGCCTTCTAATGGCTGTGTCGATCACGCTGACCACCAACGTCCCGACCGTGGGTGCGGACTACGATACCTGGGGCACCGAAAACAACGCCAACTGGACGGCGGCGCGGGCCGATCTGGTGGCGCTGGCCTCGCTGGCCAATACGACCGAGACGGACCTCAACACGGCGGAAGCCACGCTCGCCACCCTGTCGGCCAACTACGTCCACACGGGCGACATCAAGTTCGGCCTCTACTCGTCGGCCCCGTCCGGCTGGGTGAAGATGAACGGCGGGACCATCGGCAACGCCTCCTCGGGTGCCACGCGGGCCAATGCGGACACCTCGGCGCTGTTTGCCCTGCTGTGGGCACTGAACGCGACGGACTCCCCGATCCTGACCTCGGCGGGTGCCGGGTCCACGCGCGGCGCGGATGCGGCCACCGACTTCGCGGCGAACAAGCGGCTGACCGTCCCCGACGCGCGGGCCATGTTCCTGCGTGGTCTGGATGATGGCCGGGGGGTGGATACGTCGCGCAGGCTCGGCTCGTATGCCGCCGACACCTACGCCTCGCACGTTCACTCGGTGTCGCCTCCCGTTGCAAGCGGCGAGGCGGGCCAGTTCGCCACGACGACCGGCGCGGCTGGTGGTGGTGAGAGCATCACGGCCTACGACACCGCAGCGAGCGGCGGGACCGAGACCGCGCCGAAGAACATCGCAGCCCTCGCGGTCATCAAGCTCTAATGGCCCTGATCGCGCTGGACATCCCCCCAGGGATCTACAGGAACGGCACCCAATTTCAGTCGCAGGGCCGGTTCTACGACGCCGACCTGTGGCGGTTCCATGAGGGCAAGTCCGGCCCGGTCGGTGGCTGGGTCACGCGCTCAAGCTCGGCCATGACCGGCAAGGCGCGGGCCATCATCGCGTGGCTGGCGGACACCAACACCAACTGGACCGGCGTGGGGACGCACTCCAAGCTCTACGCGGTCTCGCGCTCGGGTGCGGTGAGCGACATCACCCCGACAACCGGCTTCACGGCTGGTTTGGCGGATGCCTTCATCGGAGGCGGTTACGGCGAGGGCGGTTACGGGCTGGGCCTGTATGGGACGCCCCGGCTGGACTCGTCGAACGTCATCCCGGCAGCGGTGTGGTCCCTCGACAACTGGGGCCAATACCTTGTCGGCACCATCGGCTCCACGATCTACGAGTGGACGCTGGACACCTCGACCGTTGCCGCGCCGATCACGAACGCGCCGACCGCCGAGGCCATTCTGGTGACGGACGAGCGCATCATGTTTGCGCTTGCGGCCAACGGCGACCCCCGCGCGCTGGACTGGTGCGACGCCGAGGACAACACCGACTGGACGCCCTCGTCCACCAATCTGGCGGGTGGAAAGCGGCTCCAGACGAACGGCGGGCTGAAATGCGGCAAGAGGGTCCAGGGGGCCTATCTGCTCTGGACCGACACGGACGTTCACCGGGCGACCTTCGTGGGCCTGCCGCTGGTCTATTCATTTGAGCGGCTTGAGACCGGCTGCGGCGTGGCGTCCAAGGGCGCGGCGGTCGTGGCGGCGAACGGACAGGTCTTCTGGTTCGGGGTCAACGGCTTCTGGAGCTACAACGGCTACGTCGATGCGGTGCCGTGCGATGTGTCGGACTATGTGTTCTCGGACCTGAACCGGACGCAGATCAGCAAGGTGACCGGCTGGCATAACTCGCTCTGGGGCGAGGTGTGGTGGCACTACCCGTCGTCGGGATCGACCGAGGTGGACCGCTATGTGGTCTATAACTACCGCGAGGGGCACTGGAATATCGGGGCGCTGTCGAGGCTTTGCGGCGTTGACCGCGCGCCCCTGCAATACCCCCAACTGGTCGGGAACGACGGCTACATCTACTCGCACGAAACCGGCAACGTGAAGGATGGCCGGCAACCCTACCTGACCTCCGGGCCGGTGGAGATTGCGGGCGGGGATCGGACGATGGAAGTCCATGCCTACATCCCCGACGAGGCCACGCTGGGGTCGCTGGCGGTGTCCTTCTCGGTGGCCGACTACCCGATGGACTCCGCAAGCTCGGTTGCGGCGGTGACGGCCACGGCGAAGACCGATCTGCGGTTCTCTGCCCGGCGCGTGGCGGTGACCTATACCGGGGATGCGGACGTGGATTTTCGCATGGGCAAGGTGCGGTTTGACGTGAAGCCGGGGGCCGGACGATGAGCCTTCCCCGCGCACCGAACGCCTATTCCCGCGAGGACCAGGACCGTCTCCGCACCGAACTCGACAAGATGGACGCCAAGAGCCGCAAGGCCGGGCAGGATGTTGAGGTTGCCGGATCGGAACGGCTGATCCTGTCGTCTCCGAACGGCTCGCGGTGGGACATTCAGGTCAGCAACGCGGGCGCTCTGTCGGCGGTGGCGCTGTGAGGATCGCTCTGGATGCGCTTCCCGAGGGCGTGGAGGCGCAAGTCGAGGGAAACCGGGCAACCGTCACGCATGGCGACCCGGAGGCCCCCACGGTCGTTTCTGTGGCCACGGACGGGACGCACCTGATCCTCTTCCCGGATCGGTCTTACAAACACGCTGATCTGGCGACGGTCCTTGGACTCGCAAGTTAGGGGCTGGATCACCTCGGCCCTTGAGGGGTCGGGCTGGACGGCTGACGAAATCTGGCAGGGCATCCTTGCGGGGACGTTTCACCTGTTCGTGCATCCCGAGGGGTGCATGGTCGGGGAGTTTATCGAAAGCCCGCGCCACAAGGTGATGCACATCTTCGCGGCGGGCGGTTCGCTCAAGGCGATGAGCGACCTGGGGCCGACCGTCGAGGCGTTCGGACGGCTGAACGGCTGCGACATGACAGGCGCGACGGGCCGCAAGGGCTGGCTGCGATACGCACGAAAACACGGATACCAACCGGCTGACCCGGTGATCTGGAAGGAGCTTTGAATGGCTATCAACGCAGGCGGGTCCAAGAACAAATCCCGCGAGTCATCGACGCAGAACCAGACGCAGACGCGCGCTCTGTCTGACCGTGCGGCGGGGATGCTCAACCAGGGCATCTCGGACGTGCAGGGCATGAGCTACGGTCGGTTCGACCCGGCCTCGATTGGCCAATACCAGTCGCCCTACACCGAGGACGTTATCAACGCCTCGATTGGCCAAGCCGATCAGCGTGATGCGGTGGC